TCCGCAAGAATTTTCCGAAAACGGGGGTCGCCACCTTCGGGGAATTCGGAGCGAAAACTGCCGGTACGAATAACGTTCTTTGGTGTAAGGGGATAAGAAATAACAGTCGCCGTGGTGATTGCCCGTTGGGGAAAGTGTTTTTCTTGAATGCGCCTTTCTTCATTGGCAAGAAAAGCGTTAATTTCTTTGTACGTCATTTTTGGGGTTCCCTCGTTTTGTGACAACAATTCGTATTGTTCGACTTTGCCCATGCTACTCATTTTCCTTTGGCAATTTGGTGAATTTCTTTGGCAAGTTTTTTAACTTCGGATACTTCTAAATGAAGTTGCTTAATCATCTCACCGCTGGAACGTGAAATTGTCAAGTGGGATAAAGCCTGTTCAGCAGCAACTGCGTCCGCTCTTTTGGCAGCAATCAACAAAATCGCACCCTGTAATCCAGCCAACATGGACAAAAAAAGATTAAGCAAAATGTAGGGATAGGGGTCATAGGACTTGTTGTGTAAAAACCACGAGTTGGTGATTGCCCATAGCACCATGACTGACAAAAAAGTTACGACAAAAGCCCACGAACCCATGCGATTTCTTACTTGGTCGGCTGCTTTTTCGCCACGGGTAAGTTCACCACCAGTGCGGACGCCTGGTAAAGGTGTCCACGGGTTATTGGGGTCGTACCATTCTTCGTTGCCGTCGCCCCAAAAATCGTCACCGCTCACTACAAAGCCTCGGCTCTAGTAATTATTTTTACCGTGGAAAGGACTTCGACCATTTGAGAAGGTGGTCGGTAAGAATGGAAGGCATGAATTGGAAGTCCAATTGCCTTGGCAACCGCAACTTCAATTTTGGAACCCTCGGAGCGACCCCATGCTGGGAGAAGCACAATTGCGTCACACTTCAGCAATTCCTCTAAATGCGCCCTCATTCGCTCTGTAGAGGCTGTATTGGTTTTTGCGTCCCCATTCCCTTCAGCAGGGTTGTAGACCTCAAAACCAGCCTTTCTGAGCGTCTCAGAGGCGTTTGTGAAGGCTGGGTGATTGTTATCGGGTAGCCCACGCATAGGCCCACTCAAATAGTACTTCATGAAAAAATCGCCAAATCTCCCCATGGGCGTTCGCCGTATCCTGAACCCACTCCAATAATAAGCATTCCTGCGGAAGCGTGTTTGCCAGCACGTTGCTGAAACCACTCCGAACCACCGTCCATGGCTGGGCATTGGAAAACGTAGCGTTCTTGCTCGGAAGCAACAAAATGGTGATAGTGACCCGTAAACAAAATCTTGGCGTCACCCAAAGGATTGTTTCCCGTCCACTGGTTGCGCCACCATGTATGAATGCGCTGGGTGCTTTCAGAACCACCTTTTCCAAATTGGTGACCGTGCGCCCAACCGACCATTACGCCAGATAGGTTGAGGGTAAGGGTCATGTCTTGTTGCTCATCTTCGCTCAAGTGGTGAAAGGTAACACGCTTGGCGTATCGGTCTGGGTTTTGCTGGCAAGCAAAAGAGACGTAGCGAAATACTTGAACGTCAGCGTTGTCATCAAAATTTGTAACCGATTTCCCGTCCATGCGCACTTCTCCATGGTTCCCAGGCACCGCAGCGACGTGAATTGGAACATCTAATTTATCTACGCACAAATTGACAAAACGCATTATGAGACGAACAGAGATTTCCATTTGTTCGTGAAAATTCCTATCAGTGGTGAATAATTGCTGGGCGTAATAACCAGCAAAATTTTCAATAATGTCGCCCAGTCCAACAAGATAAATACCCTCAGGTCGGCGCCCACTTTTAATAAGAAACTTGACGTAATCAATAAATTGGTTTTCGGCTCTCTCAATACGCTCAATGGTGGCGTCGGTTCCACCACCCTCGCCTTTTCCAATTTGCCAATCCGCCAAGTTCGCAATAAGGGAAAACCCCGTCTTTTCTTTGGAGACGGGGATACGAGAAGGTTGTAATTTGGTGTACTTTTTAGCAACCAAATTTGGGTCAAGAATGTCACTCCATAGCGTGTACACGCTGGCTTTCCACGATTTGGAAGTGGTGGAAAGTCCTTCTCTGGTTACGGTTTTGATTTCCAACGTAACCGAAGTGGGGTCAATGTGGTGAATGGCAGGGTTACCGTTGAGGTCTTTAAGAAGTTCTAACCACTCGGCACTTGAAGGTGGGGTATCTCGTTCTCCGCTGGTAATTGTTCCTCGTGCGCTTCCCGTATTTTTACGGGGTTTTCCAATACTAAAGGTAGGTTCTAATCCTGAAGGCTTTTTGGGGGTGCTGATTTTGTTCGCACTTTCATTAAGCCCCACGATACACGCCTTTGTATTTGGTGCCTTCGGAGCAACTACAAAAACCGTCTAGGTGACGCTTTACGGTTTTTTCGCCTACCGAGTGACCCTCTAATAGCAGTACTCTGGCAATCCAGCCAGAAGGCTTTTTGCTAGAAATCCACTCATCAAATACAGATTGGTCGTCTTTCACAAAAGACAAATAGATGGTAGATAATTTACACACCGATTTGTTCTGTTCCAAACGCTTTTGCGTTGCTCGCAGTGACATGGTGAAACACTACCACCAATTAGGCGGTCAGTGTGACCTACTTTTTGACGGGTTTTTTGACCGTCTTTGCGACTGTCTTTTTTGCCACGGTTTTCTTAACGGGCGCCTTTTTTGCTGGCACTTTTTTAGCGACGGGTTTTGGCTCAACTGCTGATTGCGCAGGAGCGGTGAGTTCGTCCAACTCTTGGGGGGTTAATCGAATAACCCAACCCATTCCTTCAAGGTAAGCCTTACCTTGGTGTGTCCAACCTTCATCAGACACAAGACTTCCGACCTCAGCCACCGTGTCGCCTAGGGGAAAACCCTTAGCGACACGGTGGGAGAGATTGGAAAAAGTCACTACGAAGTACTAGGAAATAATTCCCGACCAGAAGTAACCGAGGTCAGAAGCAACAACCTTGTTGTCAAAGGCGACTTCGCCCTCAACACGGTCAGCCTTCAATTCTTCCATACGGAAGCGTGAAACGCCGACAGTCGTTCCCAGACCGCCCGAAACGCCAGTCCACATGAAAGTGTAACCAGCCGAAGGGGTCATCAGACCAGGGTTAGGAGCAGTGTACGCCAACATAGCGTTCTTACCCGTGGTGAAGTTGTACGAACCAGTCGCACCTTCGTTGGCACCGTTGTAGGTTGCCTTGGCAACGAGAACACGGTCAAGCCCAAACAACTGAGCGAGCAAGTCCTCGGTCACAATGGCACCGGCTTGGGTGTACTTGTAACGGTCTACGAGCAAGGGGTGAGCCTTCAAAATCTGGAAAACGGCATACGACAACACGAGAGTGTTGGGTTCGTAACCCGTGTTCTGAAGAACCTTAACCTTGGCGTTTTCGACGTCCACGATTGGGTTGGAAGTGTAAGACGTAGGAGCAGTCTTGTAGTCCGACCAAACGACAGTCTGGGTGGTGGCTGGCGTGGTACTGGTGGTACCAGTGATGTCAGTTCCCCAAACACCCGTGGTGAAGTAGTCGGCAGCCCACTGAACCTCACGACGGAGCAAGAGGCGCTGAGTAACAAACTGCGTCGCTTCCATGTCGGGGTTGAGGGGGTTGTCGGCGTTCGCACGGGTCTGGTCGCCAATGTCCTTGTGGAAGGCGTACACATCAGTCATGTAACTGTCAGTGCTAAGACCGTAACCCGAACCAGCCGAGGCAGTACCGTCAGCACGGCGCTGAGCCTCGTCACGGAACCAGTCGTCCTTCGTGTACTTGAAGTACAGGTTAGACTTCTTGTCCACGGGAATGGTTGGGAAAACCTTGTCGGCAATGAAGTTGTTGGTGTTCTGAATGTAGGCAACCGAGATGTTGGTCAAGATTGCGTCAATGTGAACGTTGTTTACGTTGGGCTGTGGCATGATTTATCCTTTCTTGCCTAGGCTGCTCTTGAAGCGTTAGCGCACGAAACGGCAGCAGTGAAAATCTCGCCAGAGGCGCTAGCAGCAGTAAGAGCGGTTCCAAAAATGTACTTCGTGGTGTCGGTACCAACCAAAGCCTTGATAGCCTGACCCGAACCGTTCAAGGTAAGGGG